GTCCCATGACAGCTATAATTTTGAGTCTATAATAAAGAAGTTTGTAGAATATCTTAAAACGGATAAATCTGCTTAGTTTTCTTCCTTCCTTTTTAGCTGTTTCATATAATCATCCCATACCATCCCTCCTTCCTTTATAGAAGGACTTGGATATTTGTGAAGCTCTGCTCTTTTGGACATTATATAAGATGCTATGATTGCATCTTTTAATGTGATCTCTTTTTTATCAAGCATTTCCTGAACCTTTCTCACAGAGTTAATTGCTTCTATCTTGTTTGCGAACCTTAACCCCCGAGCATATTTTTTTTCTTTGCTAAAAGGATTTACAGCATTCAGGTAAATCTGTTCGAATAATTTGAAGGTTAGAATTTTTTTCACCTAATATATATTCCTTTTTGAAACCTCTTTGCCTTAGGGTCATAAAATAAGTATGATCATTAATATAGAGAACACGGGAAAGGGACTTACAGTATCTCATTACACAGAAGAGGGTGACGTTAACATGCTAGAAATACCTGTTCCTAAGCATCTAAATTTTGTTTGGCAGAAGACATCTGAAAACGACAGAAATAAGGATAGCGAATGGAGATCGTGGGACAATTTTCCAGTTAAGAAAGTACCTTCCAGTAGATTCGACAAATATAGAACTGTGGAGATATTAGAAGCTATTGATCCACAAATAACAAAACCTCTTTGGGATTATCAGACACCAAAAAAATACTTTGTAGATATTGAGGTTGAAATAACTGACAACAGGGCAGATTCATTAGACACAGAGAATTCAAAAAACCGTGTTCTTTCTATAGGGATGGCTTCATCGCAAGGAAAAATATTGGTTATTGGCCTAGAAGATATGCCACAGGATAAGATCCTAAAGATAGAAAAAAGAATCAAGGAGCACTTTAAAGATCTACCAGGGGAATGGACTTTTAATTACAGAAAGTTCGAAACTGAGTTTGATATGCTTTACACATTCCTTTCTAAGCTGGTACCAAAGATGCCTTTGATAACTGGATGGAACTGGTTTGGGTATGACTGGCCATATCTAATGAACAGAGCAAAAAGACTTGGAATAGATCCAAGAATAGCTTCACCTAGTGGAATCCTTACAGGAGTAAACCAGATTCCTCTACATGTACTTATGGTGGATTACCTAGACATCTATAAAAAGTGGGATAGGGTTATCAAGATACGTGAGTCCAATTCATTAGATTATGTTGCTAATCAGGCAATAGGAATAAAGAAAATTTCCTACAACGGAACACTAAAAGATTTATATGAATCCGACTTTGAGACATTTATTTTCTATAATGCAGTTGACTGTGCATTAGTCCATTACATAGATAAAAGACTGGACACTATATCTACTTTTTTTAAAATCGCCGAAGTTAGTAGAGTAGAGATAGACAGAGCCCTTTCACCAGTTTGGACAACAGAGGTTCTGATGCTCAGAAAATTCATGGAAAGAAAAAGAGTAATAGTAAATGAGAGAAAAGGCGAATCCCATGTTAAGTTCGAAGGAGCTTATGTAAAGAAACCTGAAAGGGGTTTATATGAGTGGATCGCTTGTTTTGACTTTGCTTCACTGTATCCTAATACAATGATGCAGTGGGGAATATCACCGGAAGTTTATATTGGTAAAAATCTTAAAGAGATACCAGAGGGAGCTATTAAAACTTCATCAGGAGCAGTATTCTATAGCAAAGAAGGTAAGGAACCAATACTTAGAGAAATATTACAAGGCCTTTATGCACAAAGAAAAGCTACGAAGAAAAAATATTTTGAATGTGAAAAAGAAATAGAGAAAATTAAAAAAGCAATAAAAGCAAAATCATAAATTATGGCAAATACAGACAACAAATGCGCGGATCTTCCGGTAGAAGATTTCCACACAGGGGTAAACGATACTCTTGGATTAATTTACAACAAACAAGCAGAATTACAGAAAAGATACGGCTTCGATTTTAAAGATTGGACTTTGAAACAAATAGCTGATTTCTGGATGGTTAACAAACATGCACTAAGTGATGAATTAAACGAGATGTTTGATGCGCTTGGAGGAGTTAATGATGGTATTGGTTCTGCGGGATGGAAATACTGGAAAGGTGATAACAAGAAAGCTGCTGAGATGAAAATATCAGATCTTAGTGAAAATGACAGATTAGAGCTATTTTATGAATGGATTGATGGATTACATTTCTTCATGAATTTTGGTATTTCTATGGGAATGACCAGTAAAGATATTGTTAATCTTTATATGGCAAAAAATTCCGAAAATCATGACAGACAAGAGAGAGGATATTAATATATAAATAACCCCCGTAGATAAGAAACAATATAAATAATATAAAAATAAAATGGAAAAGTTACTTACCCCAAATCCGAAAAGATTCTCATTATTCCCTGTCCAACAACACGATATGTGGACCATGTACAAAACTGCTGAGGCTTCTTTTTGGACTGCGGAGGAAATAGATTTAGCTCAAGACATCACTCATTGGAGAGATAAACTAAATGATAATGAAAGATACTTCATTAAACACGTAATTGCTTTCTTTAACAATTCGGACGGAATAGTTAACGAGAATCTTGCTGCTAACTTTTTCAATCAAGTACAATATCCTGAAGCAAGATGTTTTTACGGGTTTCAATTAGCTATAGAAAATATACACGGGGAAACATATTCTTTATTAATTGACACTTATATAAATGACGAGGAAGAGAAAGAGCATTTGTTTAATGCTATAGATACTGTTCCATCTGTTAAAAGAAAAGCGGACTGGGCTATGAAATGGATTGAGAAAGGCTCTTTCACAGAAACACTTATAGCTTTTGCCGCAGTGGAGGGTATTTTCTTTTCTGGGTCATTCTGTTCTATCTTCTGGTTAAAGAAAAGAGGATTGATGCCTGGTCTTTGCTTTGCTAATGAATTAATATCAAGAGACGAAGGATTACATTGCGATTTTGCTTGTTTACTTTACACTAAACACATCGAAAATAAACTTCCAGAAGAAACAGTGAGACAGATAATTACGGAAGCTGTAGAGATAGAAAAGGAGTTCGTAACATCATCTTTACCTGTTAGACTCATTGGAATGAATTCTGATCTTATGTGCGAATACATTGAATTCGTAGCAGATAGACTTCTAGTTTCTTTAGGATGCTCTAAAATATTTAATACTAAGTGTCCTTTTGATTTTATGGTAAACATTGCACTAGAGAACAAGGGAAATTTCTTCGAAGGAAGAGTGGGATCTTATCAAAAATCGGGTGTTATGGACAGCACAAAAGAAAATGGAAATAGTGGTAAAACTTTTTCGTTAGATGCTGATTTTTAGCCCCCTGTTAGAATATTCTCTTCGATATATAAAATCAAATAAGTTCACTAGTTTATGAGAGATATCAATAACCTTAGAAATGGAATTTTTATACACCTAACACATAAGTTCATTTCTGATATCTCCAAACTAATCGATTAATTTTTTTTTAAAACAAAGAAACTGTTGGATAAAAAGTCCCTAAAAGAAAAAGTAAAATAAAAAATAAAATGGAAGTAATAAAAAGAGATGGCTCGAGAGAAAGAGTTAAGCTAGACAAGATCTTAAATAGAGTTAAGAAGCAGTGTTATGGTTTAAATATGGATTATATTGAACCAATGGAGATCGCTAAAAAGGTTATTCATGGTTTATATGATGGGATTTCATCAGTAGAGCTTGACGTTTTAGCAGCAGAGACAGCAGCTGCTTTAACTCCGACACATCCCGATTATTCAATATTAGCAGCTAGGATTAGCGTTACTTCCCTACACAAAAGAACTCCAAAAAGCTTCTCTGCTGTAATTGAGCAATTGTACAATTATGTAGATCCTAAGACCGGGCTAAAAGCACCAATGATTGCTGATGATATTTACAAAATCATATCTGAAAACTCTAAGGATATAGATTCACAGATCATCACTGATAGAGATTTAGATTATGATTATTTTGGGTATAAAACTTTAGAAAAATCATATCTTTTAAAAATCGACGGGCAACCAGCAGAAAGGCCACAGCAAATGTTAATGAGAGTTGCTATTGGTATTCACAAGGAAGATCTAGCTTCTGTTTATAGAACTTACGATTTAATGAGCCAGGGATTCTTCACACACGCTACCCCTACATTATTTAACTCCGGAACTAGAAGACCACAGCTTTCTTCGTGTTTCTTAGTATCAATGGACGACGATTCAATCCAGGGCATCTATAAAACATTATCTGATGTAGCACAAATATCTAAAAATGCTGGAGGTATTGGATTACACATTCATAACATAAGAGGAACAGGAGCGTATATCAAAGGAACCAACGGAACATCTAATGGTATTATACCGATGTTAAAAGTATTCAACGAAACTGCTAGATATGTTGATCAAGGAGGTGGTAGAAGAAAAGGATCTTTTGCTATTTACCTAGAGCCTTGGCACTGTGACGTTGAGGACTTCTTAAATCTTAGAAAGAATCACGGTAAAGAGGAAATGAGAGCGAGAGATCTTTTCTTGGCTTTGTGGACTCCTGATCTGTTTATGGAAAGAGTTAAGGCTGATGGGGAATGGACTTTATTTTCACCTGATGAAGCTCCTGGACTTGATGATGTATATGGAGATGAATTTGTTAAACTCTATACAAAATATGAATCTGAAGGAAGAGGAAGAAAAACAATTAAAGCTCAAGAACTTTGGTACAAAATCATCGAAGCACAGATTGAAACAGGAACTCCTTACATGCTTTATAAGGATGCAGCTAATATAAAATCTAATCAGAAGAATTTAGGAACTATTAAATCTTCCAATCTTTGTACGGAGATTATGGAGTATTCAGATTCAAAAGAAACAGCAGTTTGTAATTTAGCTTCTATTGCATTACCTAAATTCATTATTCCTGGTAAGAAACCTAAATACGATCTCAATGCTCTTAAGGATATAGCTTACACAGCAACAATTAACCTTAATAGAGTAATTGATGTTAACTATTATCCTACTAAAGAAACTAAGACTTCTAATATGAAGCACAGACCAATTGGTATCGGTGTTCAAGGCTTGGCAGATACGTTTGCCATCTTAAAAATACCTTTTGAGTCTGATGAAGCTAAGAATTTAGACAGGGATATTTTCGAAGCAATTTATTACGGAGCTATGTGTGCTTCTGTTGATCTTGCAGAAAAAGAGGGAGCATACCAAACATTCAAAGGATCTCCACTATCCAAAGGATTATTTCAGTTTGATCTATGGAATGAATCACCTAGTCCAAGATGGGATTGGGAAGAATTAAGAGAAAGAGTTAAAACACACGGAGCTAGAAACTCTTTATTACTTGCTCCTATGCCCACTGCTTCAACAAGTCAGATTTTAGGAAACAACGAATGTTTTGAACCTTTCACTTCTAACATTTATATCAGAAAAACATTATCTGGTGAATTCCCTGTTGTTAATAAACATTTAGTTAAGGATCTAGTTAAAATAGGATTATGGAGTGAAAGTCTTAGAGATAAGATTATAATCAACAACGGATCTGTACAAGATATCCCAGAAATACCAGAAGATCTTAAATCTATCTACAAAACTGCTTGGGAGATGAGTCAGAAGATTATTATTGATCATGCTGCAACTAGAGCTCCTTTTATATGTCAAAGTCAAAGTATGAATTTATTTGTACAAGATGCTAACTTTGCTAAACTTTCATCCGCTCATTTTTATGGATGGGACAAAGGATTAAAAACCGGAAGCTACTATATCAGAACTAAAGCTGCAACAACAGCAATCAAAGGACTGGGGATAGATACATCTAGAGCAGAGCCTATTAAATCCGAATCGGAAAACTACAGCGACTTAGTTTGTAGTATAGATAACCCAGAGGATTGCGAGGCTTGCGGATCATAAATAGTAATATGGAAAAAAAGAAAAATTCGACCAGAAAGATAGATTCGTTTAAAGACTTTGTAAAAGAGTATGGCGATATAGATGGAAAAGAGAATCTGGAAGAGGTTCCTTGTATAATTATTACTGGCCCTCCAGGATGTGGAAAAGGAACCCAGTCAAATATAATAGCTAAGGGCATGAGATGGAAGCACGTTTCCACTGGTGATATCTTAAGAGCATCCGATAATAAGGATATAAAGAAGATGATGAAAACTGGAGAACTTCTACCCGATGATTTAGTAGGAAAGGAACTGATTTCATATCTTAAAGAATATTCAAAAACACATGATCCTAAGGGATTTATATTTGATGGATATCCTAGGAATTTAGCTCAGAAGGATATTTTTAATGAAATATGCGCTGTTAATAAGCTAAAACTTGTTTATGTTTTCTTCTTAAATGCACCAGAAGAAATCCTAAAGAAAAGAATAATGGAAAGGGGCAAATCTTCAGGAAGATCTGATGATAAGAATGAAAAAGCATTCAATAAAAGAATGAATGAATATAACGAACAGACTCTTCCTATGATAGAATCTATGAGAAATGGATCGGATTTCTTGGAAATATCAGCAAACAGAAGATTAGATGAGGTGTCGGATCTAATATTCAAAAAACTTAATGAAATTTAATTGGATTTTTTAGTATAACTTTTAAACCTAAAAAAATGTCTAAAAACAAAAAAGAAAAAACCATCCCCGCGGAAATTAACCAGGTGGAGCCTATTATTCAAGAAAAATCTCAAGAAGAAAAATCGCAGCCAACTATCTGTCTAACGATGATAGTTAAGAATGAATCCCAGGTAATTAGAAGATGTATAGATTCTGTGAAGGACTATATTAGTTATTGGGTTATAGTAGATACTGGATCTACCGACGGAACTCAAGACCTAATAAAGGAAATAATGGAAGAATATGGGATTCCTGGAGAGTTACACGAGAGACCTTGGGTAGATTTTGGACACAACAGAACTGAGAGTTTAAACTATTCTAAGGATAAGGCAGACTATAG